TTATACTATCACGGAAACCCCTGACTTTTGCGTGAAAGTATACTTTTGCCTGATAGTACGATTTTATCCCCTATTGCCATCCTATCAGCGGCATCCAAAAACCAAAAAATTGGGGCCCACCAACCACCGTGATGAACCCCACCAAGCCTTAAAACCCTTGATTCATGACAATAGAAAGCTTGCTTTCTATTGTATTAAGCCATTCTTCAATACTTTCGCCTGTTAGTAGCAAAAATCCTATGGCATCAATTGAAAATAGCCGCCTGTTGTGCTGTAAGCTACGTTAATTTTAGGAAGCTTCGGCCTCGGTATGGAAATCTGCATATTGGAAAACGCGTTTTTAATTGCCAGCGCAGTCTGGGACGCCCCATTCCTGGCGGTTTCCGTCAATTTGCCCCATGCGGTTTTGAACTTCCCCGGAAGCGCGTCCCATATCTCTGACAGTCTGGAATCCGTTTCCTTCCATGCGTTTGCAGCGAGCGAAGCGGCTTCCACAGTCGCTTCCGAACCGCCCGCCATTCCAGCGCCAAACGTTTCCGCCATCCCAGCCCCCTGGGCTGTCGCATCCACTCCCATTCCCTGAAGAGCCGAAGCCCCAAGCTGGGACGCCGTTTCCGCAGCCATTTCTGAACCGCCCGCCATTCCGGCTCCAAACGTTTCCGCCAGTCCAATCCCTTGGGCTGTCGCATCCACTCCCATTCCCTGAAGAGCCGAAACTCCAAGCTGAGACGCTGAATCCGCAGCCAAGGATTCCGCTCCTGAAATTCCTCCTCCAAACATAGCCGCCATATCAGTTCCCGCCTGCTCCATGAGCCCGCCTGCGCCGCCAAATCCTTTTGCGGCTGTGTTTCCCATACTCGCCGCCGCACCTTCCACTGCCGGAGCGCCGATTTCAATCCCCTCCGCCGCTTTTACAGCGGCATTCTCTCCCGTTGACTTGACCTCATCGTCATCAAACAGTCCCTTGATCCCATCAATGAGAAGCCCCGCAAGGGAGCCAAGGGCTCCAAGAAGCCCTTTAATGATGGAAATCACAATGTCTATTCCGACCTGAAGCCAGTCAACGGATAGGATCGCTTCAATGATGTAGCCAAACACCGTCGGAATGGTTGAAAGGAATGAAGGAATTGCAGAAATCAGCCCATTCAGCAAAGCGATGACAATCTGAATCCCGCTTAAAATAATGTTTGGAAGATTCGTGATGACGCCTGCGATCAGCATTCCAAGCATCTGCGCCCCTGCGTGTAAGACCATGGGAAGGGCAGACGCCAGTCCATTGATCAGACTGATGATAATTTCCGTCCCTGCGCTGATCATTCCAGGCAGAGCCGCAACCAGGGATTGTATCAGGTTCATCACCAACTGAACCCCCATCTGCACGATTCCCGGAAGATATGCGGATATATTGTCCCACAGGTTCCGGAAAGATGCGGAATTCGCATACAGCTTCCGGAAAACCGCTGCCAGCGCAACGACCGCTATCGTTACGAATACAATCGGGTTTGCCATAAATGCGCCGCTTAGCCCACGGAATGTTTTTGTTACGGCGCCAATCGTTCCGGCCAGTCCAGCGCCTGCCCTTCCAATCGTTCCGAATGCGACGGCAAAAAGCCCTGCCGCTACAAGGACAATCCCAATTTTCACGGCAATCTGCATAATGCTGTCGACCGTTTCCTGGTTGTTTGCAATCCATCCGGATGCGGCATCGATCACCCCGCTTATGCCTTCCAACGCCCTATTGACGCTTGGAAGAAGCCCGGACGCCAAGGCTTCCGCGTTATTGTGCATCTGCTGTTTAATCAGCCCAAGTTTCTGCGCAGGGGTGTTGTTGATCGCCTCCGCCATTTCCTGCGTGGCCTTCGCTCCTCCCTGCATGGATCCTTGCAGTCCGCTGATCCCCTCGCTCAACCCATTAATGTCATTGTACAATAAATCAATTAGTGCAATCGCCTCATCCGTGCCGAACGCTTCTTTTAATTTCTGTTTCTCTACGGCGTCTATAGTGTCCCCGTATTTTCCCTTTAATTTATTCAGGATTTCCGGCATGGAAAGAAGCTGGTTGTTGCTGTCCACGAAAGTCATCCCTAATTTCTTCCCAGCGCTGGACGCGGCGTTTAAAAACGCCTTGTATTTCGTTCCGGCCTCCGACCCGGACATGGTTGCCTGAAGCTGTCCTAATATGGCAAGCTGCTCCTCCATTGGGACGTTCGCATTGGTGGCGGAAGCCCCAAGGGAGCTGATGGAAGCCGCCATCTCAGAGCCAGACGTTTTATAATTCTTCACTGCAGTGGAAATCCCGGAAGAAAACATCTCCCCGAACTCCATATCCGACAGATCGGAATAAAAGCCTTTATATATCCCGTATCCAGTGGCGAACAGGGATGTCATTTCCCCTGTCGTCGCTTTCGTCGCCTTCGCAGTCAACCCCGCCAATTCCGTATATTTGGCGACGCCTTCGTCAGACAGGGAGGCGATTCCAGATTTAATGTCATAAGACGCGGTGATGAATTCCGCCTTGCTTGTCCCCGCCCAGGCATTCGTGAAATTTTTGGCGGCGTCCTCCACCGCCTTCAAATCATCCACCCCCAGGGAACGCAGCTCGCCCAGCGCGTCCTGTGTGTCAAAAGTCGCCGTCACCAATTTTGCGGATGCCCCAAGGATTGCCCCTCCTGCGCCGCTTAAGACGGCTCCCGCTTTCTGGAACGCCCCGAATCCTGCGCTGATGCCCTGCAGCGCCTGCCCCGCATTTTTTTCCGCCCCGGCCAGCCTGCCTGACATATTGTCCACCATGTTTAAGACAACGGATAATTTAAACACTGACTCCATTCCCATAATGTTCGCTCCCTATCCAGTTTCTTCTATCATTGCCCCAAGAGCCTTCGCAACCCCCTCTGCAATTTCATCCACCCGCATGTCCCTCATACGCTGCGCCATGGCGACATACCGGAAGAACTCATCCAGATCCATTTCCTCAACCGTTTTCATCCCTATCAGTTCCATGGGAAGATAACCGTAAATCAGCATCTTCCCCATCAGAACAAGCTCGTTCCCAAGCGCATCTTTTTCCCTGCTTACAGCTTTTTTACGCTGGTTTCCTTCGACAGTCCCAACATATACAAAAGCTTTTCCCCAACGCTGATTGCCAGCGCGGGATATTCCTCAATGACATTTTTCAGTTCTTCCTTCTGTTCTTCAATGATGTTGTCCTGGATAAATGTCCGGATCGCTTTTGACGCAGAAACGGACGACATTTTCATATAACGGTCATAACTGGCCGTGTTCGGCTTTTTAAAAATATAATGCAACTCCCTTTCGCTTTCGTCATCTTCCTGAATCACCGCCGTAACCTCGTAAACCTTTTTATTTAACGCCTTGTATTTTTCATGGCACCCTTCCAGATTATCCGGATTCTTTTTATTCTGTTCCATTCCCATTCTCCTTTTTTGTCAATATTTTTAGTTACGCTTCCAGACCGTTCACCCGGATCCCTCCAGCCGCAAACCCATCCAGATCCACCTTCAGGCTCTTGTCCCCGTTTGCCGCCTTGAACGAGCGCTTGCTGAACACAACGTTCGTCAGCACATCTGAACATGTGGCAACGCCTTCATCCGCATAAGACACGGTGATTTTAGGGATCACATACTTATAAAATTCCTTCGTCCCCTGTCTTTTGATGGATTCGCACATCAAATTAAAGTCTTCGCGCAGCAGGGACATCTTCACGCTGTTTTTCCGATTTCCGGATCCCCATCCCCTGGGCCTCCCGCCTTTCCCATAAATGAGCTCCGCTTCTGCTTCGTCATCATAGGAAATTTCAAGCGGCTCAATGCCTTCCATGTCTGATGCGCTGATCGTCACGCTCGACCAATCATACACTTTTCCATTAATTGTCATTCCGCCCCTCCTTTACGCATATGGGTTCTCCACGGAAAACTTAAGATTGATTTCCCGAAGATGCCCTTTCGGAATGTAACGCACGGCAATGTCCACTGTTTCCGTTTCAAACAAATTAACGCTTTCAACATCCTCAATCTCAACCCGTCCGTCACTGATGATGCCTTCCCGGATGGCTTTTTCCACGGGAACGTTTATATTTTCCTGCACCGAAATCAAACTGACTTTGGCGTCCGAAAGGTCAATTTCCGTCTGCAGCTCCTGAAGTGCCTTTATCCTGACTTCCTTTACCAGCCTGTTTGCAACCCGCACGTCTTCCGCGTACCTATAATTGCTTCCCTGAGGAGCAAACATATTTGCGCTTGTAACGTAAAAATCTTCAAGGCCCGAATACTGTCGCACTGTAAGATACCGCGCCGCATCCAATTCCTTTAGATGCCCTTCAATGCCTTCCGGCAAAAGCCGCTGCATTTTTTTATTCGAAATTGGAAATCGTTTAACCTCCCCGATGCTTTGAGACTCCTTTGCCCTGCAGTACAGGCCTGTTATAATTCCAGCATTGTTTACCTCCCTTTCCATTCCGTCCATCTGGACATATCTGGAATGGCTGCACACCACCTGGAGAAAAATGCTGTCAATCCCTTCCGCCTCTTTCTTCATCGCTTCCACATATTCTTCCATGGACTCCGCATTATCCTTCTTTCTTGCTTCGCAAATAAAAAAACAGGGACGTTTTTTCTGTAAAAGAAATGCATCCGCCACTTCCGTAAGCGCAGCCCACAAAGATTTCCCTGACGCTCCCACGATATGAATGCATTCAAACATAAGGTTTGTCTCCCCTATTTTTGATATAGCTTCCAAAACTTCCTGATTGCTCATCACGGGTGCGCTCGTCCAAAACTCATAAACATCTCCATTCGCAAATATGTCTTCCTCTGACTCTCCAAATTGCAACGTCAGGCCCGTTCCCGCCAGTGCGTACATTCCATTTATGGGAATCGCAATGTCCTTTCCACAGGCTTGCCCGTCTATCTCATACTGGAAATCCCCTTCGTTTCTTTTTCCGGCTTTGGTTATTCTTACGGAAACCTCATACGCACCCAGCGGATTTCCCTGAACTTTCAACGTTCCCGTCCCATCTCCGGTATGCTTTATCTCTCCGGCGGTTCCTTTCGTTTCCCCTGAAACGGGAATGCAGTAAATCTCATTTGCGCCATTTTCCACCGAATCCATGCATGCGCCTGCCAAAGGCGTATTTCCAAGCTTTTCTTTTATCTTCTGTGCTTCCATGCTTCCAGTAATAAGGATCGCCGTTTCTTTCCCACCGTCCGCAATCCCGATTTTAACCTGCCTTCCGACTCCGGATATGGAGCCGCCAGACCTCCTGTCCTCTATTCTAACGTTTACGTCTCCATACATTTACCTTCCTCCGTTTATTGGTGCCTTCTTAAAGCTTTCCAACTTTTTTTCAAACTCTTCTTCTGTCACCTGTTTCCCCGGAGCCCAGCCAGCCATCGCCCTCATGCCTCTCATGCATCCAACCGGAACATTATTCTGCATACAGAGTTCTTCCACCGCCTTCAGTCCTTTTGAATCTTCATTTTTAACCGCTTTCTTTTCTTTATCCATGCTTTTTGCCGCCATCCGGCTCCTCCTTTCCCTGGACTTTTCCGACATTCAAAAACTGCATCGTTTCATCCCTGTACACCCCGCCTCTGAATGTAACGGAAAATTCGACTGCCATCTTACTTTTTAAAACACTGTCCCCTTCCTCTACCCAATCCGCTTCCCCCATCTCAATGGATGCCCAATTGCCGTCAATATATATGCCCTTTGGTAAAAGCAGAAGGAATTTATTTAATATTCCTTCGCAGCGCTCTTCATCTGATGCCGCTATCACGACTTTAAGCTCCGTGCTTCTGTCCCATTCCTTATGCCGGTTTTTACGGTTCCCCTCCTGATCCAGGTACGCTTTTTTTGATTTTGACCGCATAAATGTCTCGTTGGCCGCAAGCACCGCCCCAAGATGCATCTCATTGGCCATTTTCAGTTTTTTCATGGCGGTATAAACATTTGACCTGACTCCCGCCTCTTTTAAAAGTCTGACCAGAAATTCCTTTTCCTCTTTCATGTCAGCCCTCCATTGCATTCTCCACTGCCGCTTCCAGCGTGTTCTTGATTTCCCGCTCGTCCTTCTCATTGACGCCAAGAAACGGCCTTGCCGGCACATGTATGGTTACGCTTTTGGCTGTCTTCCACTTCCCCTGGATTTTGAATTTCAGGCGTTTCCCATCTCTGGCCTTTATCGTCCTTACATCCCCGAACTGGTGCGTTGCGGCGCGGACGTCATTCGTCCCAACCGCAACCCCTTCGCTGCCACTCTCCACATGAATGGACGCCCGCAGCCCAGCCGTTCGGATCAGCGTCTTCCCTCCAGACTCCCTTACCCGGATGGATGGACGCCAGGAATGCCCATCGGGCGTTTCACTCCGGTCAAACCTTTCAAACACAGAGGTTCGCAGCCCTTCGCCGACCGCCCTCATCACCCCTCTGAAATCCACATTCTCCATGTTCCGCAGCCGGTTTATGAGCGTCTGCATATCCCCGTCAACGTTTACCCGTATTGATGACACTTTACCATCCCTTCATGCTTTCCCTTGAAAACAGCCGCTTGGACGCGCTGATTTGAAAGCCGTTTTCTGCAGCTTTCCTGTTATCCTGTTCCTCGCACCCGATGCGGATCGTCCCTTTTGCCACTTCAAATAAAAATTTAATTGCTGCATTATACCGGTTCAAAAAGGTCTTTTCCCTGGCCGCTTCATCTATCCCCGTTCTAGACACCAGATTATACGCCGCAATGTCTTTTGCGAACTTATTAAGCGTCGGCGGGGCTTTTCGGAAGGGGACGGCATACCGTTTTGCAAGATACCCGTCTATCTCGGCGCATTCCAAGCGTTCCTGCGCCTGCCTGTCAATGTCGGCAAGGTATGTATTCAGCC